CCCCCCGATGCAGAGCACGGCGGCGCAACGCCGGCCAGCGCAGCCCCGACCAAGATACAATATGAATGCTGGATGTACATCGACAGTCTAGCCGGCTTCGATCTCCCGGCAACGCCTCAGCCCCCAGCTAACCTGGCACTCAAACTTTTTGAAATAGAACTCAATTTATCAGATCTAGAGCCCAATAATCGAAGTTCTGCAGAGACTCGCCTGGACCTAACTCCGGCAGAAGTAAAATATATTCTAAATAATGAAATATACCAGGACTATTTCACCAATGTGTTCGACGCAGAGATTATTGGCATCCTTCCGATAATACACAACTTTTATCTTACCAACAATTACTTTAGTGATATTCGATCTGCAATGCGATCGACAAAAAACAGAGTACTCGATATTCTCAANACTACAATTGATAATCACGATAGTTACAATTCATTACCCCAACTGGGTCGACCTGCGGCCCGCGCCGTGTCACTCTCGAATAATGAGCCAGACGCTGAGAACCTAGCGCGCGACTTCATTCTTAAAATGATTGTTAAAACACCGATTGATATTATCAAGGGTCTTATGCAACTTATAGATCCACACGTTGTGATTTCAAAGTTCATCAAAAACGGCACAGCAGATGTGTTTAATATGATCCAGGCGTCGCTCCGGACTATAGATTTGCCCAGCGTCGACGACGAGCCGTCCGTTCCGATATTTGCCCCGGGCGCAACCGGAGCCGATCTGTTTACGGCAGTCTTGTGCTTATTACAGTATCTTATGGAGAATCCAGATGGATTCCCGCCTATGCCGGACTTCGTCGATAACGAGCAAGGGTTCCCTCACCCCGGCGGCGACGGCCCTGACCCCAAGCCTGAAAACTTCTTCCCTCGCATATCAGAAGACGGCGTTGATTTCTTGGGCACCGGTATGGGCATGCTAATGATTCCGCCAACACCTTTAGGGTTAATTTATCTACTGCTGTCACTAATTAACTTTGATACACAGCAGCCCAACCTAGATGTCGGCGTAGAGTTTGGCCCAAACCAGGCTACAGCCGGAGACGTCAATACGGGCGCCTGTGCTGAGGATCAGATTATTGATCCTGAAGAGGAGGAATCCGAGGAATCACTAGATCCCGTGCGACCACCATATGTCCCCGGTTAATCTTAAAAGGAAAAACAAAAAATGTCAGGATTATCTGTAAAATTACCACTAGTTGTCAGCAATGTGTTCGGCCCATACGACCTAAACACAACGTTTGATGATCTAGCAAAACAAAATTTAAAAATGTTGGTGCTCACAAACCCCGGGGAGCGCATTATGTATCCCAACTTTGGTGTCGGGATCTCAAGGTATCTATTTGAGAACAATACCACCAACACCTACGACAGTATAAGATCGCGCCTACAAGAGCAGGTAGACACATATATGTCATACATTCAGATTGATCATGTTGATTTTTCAGCCAGAGAAGATAATCCAGATTTGTTTCCCAATTCCATCAGACTAAGTATATTTTTCACCATTGTNCCGCTTAANCAGAGTACATCGCTACAAATTAACATAAACAACTAATTAAAGAGACCTTATCATGCCAAAAAAACTGCAACCGATAGATTATACGAGCCGCGATTTTGATTCTATTCGTAAAGATTTAGAGAATTACGCGAAGCGATATTACCCAGATACCTACAAGGACTTCAATAAAGCATCCTTTGGGTCACTAATGCTCGATACTGTGGCATATGTTGGTGATATCCTGTCTTTTTATGTCGACTATCAAGCAAATGAGAGTTTCTTAGAAACAGCTGTAGANTATGATAACGTTTTGCGCCTCGCTCGACAGATGGGGTTCAAGCTTAATAGAAACCCTTCATCATATGGCATGCTTACCTTCTATATTCAAGTCCCCGCAAACCCGAACAGCTTGGGCCCAGACCTGGCATATGCTCCCACTCTTGCGCAGGGCTCTGTATTCTCTTCTCTCGGCGGTGGCTCTTATACTTTGCTTGATGACGTTAATTTTGCAGTCCTAACAAATCAGGTGGTACCCAAGGATATTGACAACAGCACCAATGATGTTCTTAACTATGTAATTAGGGCACAAGGTCGTGCTGTTTCAGGNCGCACAAACTTCAAAGAGGTCGAAGTATTTGATTTCGAGAGATTCCTTAAGGTTAACCTTGGCACACAGAACATAACAGATGTCATTTCCGTGGTTGATTTAGAGGGACATGAGTATGTTCAAGTCGACAACCTTTCTCAAAATGTGATTTATAAGGCGATTAGAAACACTGACACCTCGACAGCTGGNACAGTCAGNAGCATTATGAAGGCTGTCCCTGTCGCTCGCCGGTTCACAGTTGAGTCGTCGNATACNACAACATACCTTCAGTTTGGATATGGCTCAGACTCTGAGCTACTTTCGGACGCTGTTGTGGATCCAACAAACTTGATCTTGGACTTAAACGGTAGAACATATGTTACAGATGCTGAGTTCGATCCTACGAAATTAATTAGTAGCGATAAATTTGGCATCGCGCCATCAAACACAACTCTTCGGATAGCGTATCGAACAAACGAGGTCAATGATGTTAATGCTTCGGTGGCCACGATTACTAATATTGACTCACCCAAATTTAAGTTTAGAGCCCAAGGGGGCCTAAGCCAAGTCCAAAGAAACATTGTGGTGGGCTCCCTAGAGGTCACGAACGACGAGCAGTTCACAGGTGATATTTCACTCCCCAGTTCAGAAGAGGTGAAGCAGAGAGTCTTTGGGTTCTATGCTGCCCAGAATCGTGCAGTCACCATACAGGACTATCAGGCGATATGTTATGGTATGCCCGGCAAATTTGGTGCTGTCAAAAGAGTGGCAGTTAGTCGCGACTTTGATGAACTCCGAAGAAACATAAATATCTATGTAGTCTCTGAGAATACAAGCAATAAATTGACCGCGGCCAACCAAGTATTAAAAAACAATTTAAAAACTTGGCTATTACAGTATAAAATTATCAATGATACTGTTGACATACTGGACGCCACAATAGTGAACTTTGGTATCAACTATGTGGTGGTTACGGATACAAATGTGAACAAGTTTACTGTACTTAATAAAGCGAAATCAGCGATAGCTACCTACCTGAATAAAAATCAATACGATATCGGCGAATCGATCGGGATCACGGATTTTTATAAAGTCCTGCAAAAGGTGCCCGGTATCGTCGACGTCGTTGATCTGGAGATTATCAATAAAGCCGGCAGCTCATACTCAGATATGAGTTACAATTTCTCCGCAAACCTTTCCGCGGACGGCCGCCGAATCCCCGCACCACGGAATGTCATTTTTGAACTTAAGTTCCCAAACGTTGATATCAANGGGTCAGTTACCTAATGTCTATTATAAGATACACAGCCAGCGCTGATACTACAATCACAAACGCCTACGAGGCAAACCTTGTTACGAGAGGCACCGGCTCCAACATGGGTTATGCCGACTCTCTAGAGGTGTTTTCCATATATGGGCAAGAGTCGGGATCCATTGGGCAGTCACAAGAACTCTCACGCATTCTAATTCAGTTTCCAGTCGCGACAATTGCAGCCAACCGCACAGCTAACAAGATACCTGCTTCCGGAAGTGTCTCATTCTACCTTAAAATGTTCAACGCAGAAACACCCTGGACATTGCCGCAAGACTTTAACTTGGTTGTTGCCCCGGTATCTAGCTCTTGGAACGAAGGCGCAGGCCTGGATATGGACGAATATAAAGACCTAGGCCAAGCAAACTGGGGAGAAAGAAGCAGCGGCGCCGCCTGGACAAGCGACGGCGGAGATTATCATACGGGGTCAAATTACAACATTTCCTTCCCCCTAGGCTACGAAGATCTAGAGCACGACGTTTCCCACATTGTAGAAGAGTGGATTAAGTACCTCGATACGCCAGCCGGCGACGGTGTAATAAAGAGTAATGGTTTTGGCATTAGGCTTACAGCTAGTCAGGAAGCATATGCCCTAGTCGCTGGAGCCAATGGCACAATCCAGAACCTCGATGGAGCTAAACAATCTTATTACACAAAGAAGTTCTTCGCCCGGTCGACAGAATTCTTTTACAAACGCCCTGTGATAGAAGCACGTTGGGACTCATCGACAAAAGATGACAGAGAGAACTTCTATTTCTCCAGCTCTCTTGCTCCTGCAGCCGATAACCTCAATAAATTGTGTCTCTACAACTATGTTCGCGGCCGCCTCGTTAATATTCCTGCCGTCGGAACTCGCGATCTAAGGGTCTCGTTTTACTCCAGCTCGTTCGGCACCCCCACGGGCTCAAAGTTAAGTCTCCCAGTGGGCGCAGGAGTCGTCTCTGCTGGCGATACAAACGCTACAGCAAGTTATACGAGCGCAGGGCTGTATTCGGTCAGTCTCGCGCTCACAGCAGCCTCTACACCGCTCCTAGAGATCCACGATGTGTGGCACTCCGGCGCCGTTGAGTTCTTTACAGGCTCCTTCTACCCTGAATTGCTTCCGACATACGACAGCGCCCCAACGTTCAACCGTATTACGAGCTGCAAAAATCTTAAAAAGAAATACTCAACACAAGACAAGGCAAGGTTCCGTTTCTTCGTCCGCGACAGAAATTGGAGCCCAACAGTCTATAACGTTGCGACGGCAAACAATCCTACTGATGTTATCGAGAGCGCCTCATATGCAATCTACCGTACCACCGACAATTATCCTGCCATTTCATATGGTACGGGTTCTGATTTGTGTACCATGATGTCATACGACAAGGAAGGAAACTATTTTGACCTCGATATCTCTCTGCTCGAGTCAGATTATATGTACGAGATAAGATTGTCCTATTATAACGACAGTATAGGAGACTGGCAGGAACAACCACAAGCGTTCAAATTTAGAGTTGAAGAATAATTAGAACATGAGCATCAAGAAATACTTCGAAGTTGCCGAGAGTATACAATCCCTGGCAAGCAAGACATCTAATGATATTTCGGGAGAGATAGAGTCCTCGGGATATCATGAACAAGATATTATCGAAGAAGAGAGGTTTATACCTTATACTGACTTTTCGAAGCCAGAAAACTTCGCTCGCTACGGGTCTGCTGAAGAGTATTACGACTCCTCCCTAAAGAGAATTTATGGTACATATCCGTATGATGGATCGCTCAAGGAGCGTCTAGAGTGGCAAAATGATTCCACTTACCTCGACCTTTACATATTGCAAGAGAAGTATCCACGTACAAATGGATATGTGATCCTCTCGGCTGATGGTTGGGGGGCGACGGGAGCGCTCACTGATGGATATGCAATACCAGCTGATGCATCAGACTATGAATATATTTTCTTTATAGGTGGCCCCAACCCTTCAGACACCAACGCTGGAACCTTGGCCGGTCAATTCACTGGCTCAAACTACTACGAGCCGTCGATGAATCGCGCGTCAAACCTCCAAATGGATATTGCTTCCCGCGGTGCATCAGTAGAATTTTGGCTCAAGAAAGACGACGACTTTCCTGGCGTCAGCTCCACCCGCGAAGTCATCTTTGATTTGTGGAACGGCGAACTGACATCCTCGGCAGACTATGGGCGCCTAACGGTTGAGTTGGATTCCACCGCTTCGCCCAGCAGTCCCTTCCGGGTCACCCTTCAATCTGGCTCCGACGATTCAGTCGGATTCTTCAGGCAAGACCCCGCAGCATCAACTCTAACTTATGCCGAAGTAACAGATAACAGCTGGCACCACTACGCGTTCACTTTTGCTTCTGCCTCTGCTGGCGTTTTGACGCGTTTTTACGTTGATGGAAATTTAAACAATGAAACGACCCTTGGNACAGCAGGAGTTAATGACATTGACGCCACAGGCCTGCAGGCATACTTGGGGGCACTCATTACTGCGCCCTCCGGCTCTACTGCTGGCGCCTACTATGGCAAGTTATCTGGTTCGGTCGATGAGTTCCGGTACTGGAAGACACAGCGCACTTCTAAGGATATCGGCAGATACTGGTTTACACAAGTCGGCGGCGGTGTCAATACAGATCCGTTACCATATATCGAAACCCAGGAGATGGCGAACGTTAACCTTGGTGTGTACTTCAAGTTCAACGAAGGAATCACAGGCGTTGAGTCTACAGACAGCACAGTACTAGATTACTCGGGCCGCTACTCCAATGGAACCTGGACAGGATATACATCGAAGTCTAGAAACACCGGTTCAGCAATCGTTTTATCCACGGCAGCAACAGCAGAGTTCAAGGATCCGATTATTTACTCTTTCCATCCTGAAGTGGTCGCGCTCGCTGCCTCATTGGAACTATCTGGCTCGGCGCACGATGCCAGCAACAATGCGGCAGTCTACAATTCAATCCCCGCGTGGATCACAGAAGAAGATACCGAAGGTTCAGGTGACGTCAGACAGTTGACACAGATTTTGTCAAGCTACTTTGACACATTACAATTACAAGTTGAGAACATTAATACCCTCAAAGATATTCGTTATATGAGTGGGAGTTTCGCGAAGCCCCTACCATTTGCTGAGAAGCTGCTGTCCTCCACTGGCATGGTAGCTCCCAATCTTTTCTTGGATGCTGACCTTTTAGAGAAACTCGCTGACCGGAGCGAAAAGCGTCTCTATGATAAGTCGCTCCACGATATAAAGAACACGATATATCAAAACATTTACAATAATATCTCTTTCATTTATAAATCAAAGGGTACTGAAAAGGCATTTAGAAACTTAATTCGTTGCTTTGGTGTTGACGACGAACTAATCAAAACCAATATGTATGCCAACAATGTTGAGTATGAACTGAGGAACAATAGACGCAACGTAATCGTAACTGACAGATTCATCAACTTTAATACTGCCGATAACATGGTGGCCACAGTATTCAACTACGCTGATGTCTCTAATCCAAACTCGGTTAGCTATATTACATCCAGTGCAGCACTCACGGGAGGCTACGCGACAACCCTAGAAGCAGAGATATTATTCCCCCTCAAGCCAGAGCAGGCCGCACACGCATACTTCAATACCAGTATGATCTCAGCCTCTCTGTTCGGTGTCCACGGAGCTGAAGCGGCCCTCAGTACAGACACAACTTGGACCACTGAAGATGGAAACTTCCAGGTGTATGCCATCCGCGATGAAAAGTACTCCGACAATGTTAGATTCTTGCTAACTGGATCCTCCGGAGGCTACGTTCCCCGTCTAGAGACAGCTCTGTACGAAAACGTATACAATAACACCAGATGGAACTTGTCGGTACGTATCAGGCCTTCCGAGTTCCCCCTTAAGGGTCTTGTGGACGGAGCAAGCTCAAACTACATTGTCGAACTGCACGGTGTTCAGGCGCAAGCCGGCGAGATTATGGAACAGTTTACCCTCTCGGGTTCAATCACTGCGCCACCGGATGCCTTTATGACAAGCGCCAAGAGAGTATATATCGGTGCTCACAGAGAAAACTTCACTGGCGCAGTCCTCCAAAGATCAGATGTTAAAGTTAACGCATGCCGCTACTGGCTGGACTATCTTAGTGACGAAGCATTGACCGGACACATCCTTGATACCGAGAATCACGGCGCGTTGCAGTCGCACCTGTACGCATTTGAGTTTAACACATCAGCATCCTTCGGCAATGCCAAGAAGATCGACACGCTTGTATTTAACTGGGAGTTCCTCAACAATACAGGATCGGCAGCAACAGGTTTTCTTACAGTTGATGATATCAGCTCCGGCTCGGCCAACACTGAAACGTTTGGGGAACTAAGCGGGATCCTTAGTAGGCAGCATACGGCCCAAGGTCGCTTCTTCGCAGCCTCCTCGACAACAGCAATCGACAAAGACTATGTTGTTTCATCAAAACTGAACCTTCCCGAGAACGTACAGTCTCAAGATATGATCCGCGTATTGAACGCACAAGAGCAGGACGTCTTCACAACTGAATCACGACCAACCAATTACTACTTCGCTTTTGAAAAGAGTATGTATCAGGTCATATCAGAAGAGATGATCAACTACTTCGCCAATATGAAGGACTTTAACAACCTCATTGGCGATCAAGTAGAGCGCTACCGCCCTGATTATAAACAGCTTTCCTTTATGCGACAGAAGTTCTTCGAGCAGGTCGAGAACGATCAACTTGATTTTGACAAGTTTTATGAGTTCTATAAGTGGTTTGACAGTTCACTATCTTTGATGCTTGGTCAACTCGTCCCCGCGTCAGCAGACTTCAGCGAGAACGTGAGAACGGTTATCGAAAGCCACGTTCTAGAGCGGCCAAAGTACCAGCAGAAATTCCCATTCCTCCAGCGCAAGGGCGGCGGAGACATCACAGGCTCTGTTGATGGCAATATGGCCGCAGACTCGTCAGCGCAGAGTTCACCCGAAGAGTACGCACAGGGAACTGGAATGATTTCCAATACGGCATTCACAAAACGCCAGATTGGATCATCTAACACCTCACAGGTTCAGCCCTGGAAAATGTTCCATGCTCCTCTTCAGGATACTGAGGATGGCGGCATAGCTAAATCCATTCTTTTTGACGGAGTCGATGAATACTTACAGTCTTCAACACATACTGTGTGGGAGGGTTTAATTGGTGGAGCGGCCGGCGCCGCCAAAGCCTTTAGTGTTTCTATGTGGGTTAGGCCCAAGACTGCTTTTGTTAATGGGCGTAGCCTATGGGCAGTCGGCGCTCCCACGGCCAACGGTCGCAAGATCAGGTATTATGCAACCGCGGGCCGGATTGCAGCAGATTGCGGGACCAACTTCAATACTCTTACTACTGGTCCTGCATTATCTTTGGACACATGGCAACATCTTGTTGTTACATTTGGGGGCGGCGAGACCATCCCTCCAAAAATTTATGTTGATACGTCGTTGCCGGCCGCAGGCGNCTCGACGGCCGGCTCCCCCGGTACGATTACCACCTACGGTATGGGCATCGGCGCTGTCGTCGGCTCCGCCGGGATAGAGGGCTACATGTGCGATGTGGCCGTATGGGACAAAGAACTTTCGTCAGTTGAGGTTACTGAGATTTATGGCTCCGGAAAACGGGTTTATTTGAGCGGAGTTTCTTGCGCATCTAGCCTTCTTTCATGGTGGCGAATGGGAAGCGATCCACTCGACGACAAGGACACGATATATGATCAGGTGGGCGGCCGCAATGCTACCGGAAATAACCTTGAGACGGCAGACATTACCGCGGAATCTCCTTCTTTCGTCGATCCATATCTAATATCGAACGACGGCGCCAACAAAAACATATACTGGCACCGCTATATGGAAGAGCAGGAAGATTCTATCCGAACTGATCTTCTCAAAGCTATCCGAAGCTCCTTTGACCGCAGGGTTAATTCTCCCATAAAGTTCTCTACAGAGGGATACAAGCCCGTCGTCGGTGTTGCTCGCCACCCGAACAACAGACCAAACTATGTCTTCGCCGCGACGGCTCCGTGTGGCCCGACAGTTCCCGATACAAACATTCCAACCAATATCATGCTGTCTTTCGATACAGATGTCGAACAGCTATTGGAAAATCCGGCTGTCTACTATCCAACATATAAGCAGAGGCTTGGCTTTGGGATGGATCCCAGTATCAACATTGACGGAAGTAGAAAAACAGACGGCAATACAATAGCGCCATTCAGCCTATACAGTTCCTCTGTGACAACAGGATATAACGCACAAGTTGTAACACAGTACAAATCCGGCACCATGGTTACAAACCTTCACAGTGACTTCGTCGACGACCACGCTGTCCCGATGCAGGGCCCATTTACCGAAAAGTATGTTGGTGGCCGTTACTACCGACACACAGCCCTGAACACCGGCACAGACACAAGAGAATCCAGAGCAGAAGGTTTTAGGCTCGAACTGGGTGTACTCCCTTCTGTTACGGCATTGGGATCTCTGGGTGTTGTCCCGCCGAACTTTCCATTTGCTGATTCTCCTCTCGGCTCTGCGCCCCACGGGTACCTTCCAGATCTGCCGACAGCACAACGCTTCCGCGAGGAAACAGCTAAGCGCCCCGTCAACATCCGTAACATTCAGATGCGCACGGGCTCCACGATCATCGGCAACTACGAGAAGAACTATCAGGTAATTAATACCGCCGGCCGCACAATCAATGATCCGTTTTTCCAAGACCAGTCATTTGATTTTGCGCTGAATCCACAGAGCCCATACCCTCGGCTGCCGACTGTAGATCGTCA